GGGGTGTCTGAAGTATGTGAATACTGAAGAATGGTCCCCATCTCACTATACAATTGAGTGTAGAGATCCTTCAGCACCTTCCCCTGCGCCGCTGATAACGGCAATCCGGCATTGTCCGTCACACAGTTGTTGACAATATGGCCAATTAAGCAAGCCCCTTTAAATGCAGCCTTGATATTTGATAAGAGTGTCCCCAGCTTTCCTTTCGATTTGATCTGATCGATTGCATCCGTTGCTGACGGAACTGCGGTTGATCCAGTATAGTCTTCAAATGTCGGCGTATCCAGATTTTTCAGTGCTTCATCTGCCAGATCCCAGTTTTTATTCTGATCCGCCACGTCATAGAAATCACTTTCATCTGGCTTTTTAAAGCCATAATTTATTGTGTTAGTTGCCATTCGGTAAATCTCCTTTCGTAATCTGATCATGAGTCAGCTGCCCAAGTTCGATATGCTGATAAGTCCCCATCTCCATGATTCTGGTCTTCAAGTGTCCATTTCGAATCTTATAATGAGTAAATGCAGCAAGCTGTTCATGCGTGAAGGTTCCAACAGCTCCATAGGTGTTGAAAATATACTCATACAATATCCTGATATGGCATGGAATCGCTTCTTCGATACTCTCTTTGATGTCTTTGATGTTCCCAGGAATTCCCGATGTTCCCGTAAACCGAACCTTTGCTCTGTATTTCGGGTTATCCTCTTTTATCTCTACCGCTGCATTGGTATAACTTTCTGCGATATTCCGGATCAGCGCCACCAATGTGGTCGCGGCCCCCGCCGCTTTTGCTGAAATTTTTTCTCTCCGGTAACGATCTGATTTTCCTGCATCAGGGATAATTCCGAATATTCTCTCATGTCTTGAGAGCAATCCTTTTCCCGTAGCGCTTGTCCAATATATCTCCTTTAAGGTATTTGCAAGGCCATCTTCCAAGTTATCCGACTCCTGCGATAGATTTCCCTGAATCTCCTGCATCGTTTCGTTATCATCGTAATAGTCTGGTAAGACCTCAATCAGCCGCAATTGTATGCACCTCCTCCAGACTTACCGTACCCATCGCAGGAATTTCTTTCTCTCCTACTATGATATTGCCGGTGGAATTATTAAGCCTTAAATCATCGTAATCCTGGACTCCTTCAATATTGAGAAGAAGACTTCCGATTTTCGCATAGCTGACACGATACTCCACAAAAACCAACGATTTCAAATACTCCGTGAACTGGCTCTTGAACATAGCAAGCACATCATCCAACGTTTTTGTTCCATCCAGAATCACATTCGCTGACACATTGACAGACCTCATTGTCGGACTCGAGACCGTGACCGTTGCTCCGATTGGACGAACTGTTTCTATGTAATCTCGCACGGCAGGCTCCAACGAAGGGTTTCTCGCCTTGTCTACATCTACAATCAGTACTGTTAATGTCCCATCTCCAGAATCAAGAGGAAATACTTTCGCATCTCCGACGCCAGGGACTTCAAGAGCCCACTGTCTGTAATGATGTTTATTTCCCGATGTCGCTGGATTCCGTACCTTCTCATAAAAACGTTCTCTCAGCGCTTCATCTGCCTCTTCATCGGCTCCATCAGTAATAATGTCCGTCAGTTCTGCGGTCACATTCGAAACTGCCGAGAGCGGCTCCAGAGAGCCCGAATATGTATTTCCGATCTTCCCTGCTGTCTCGCATTCTGCCTCATAGACGTTTTCATCTATCCGACCGATTATCCGATATGCCACATCACTGATCATCCATCTTGTCCCGATTGCAACATCTCCGGATGTTACGATTTTCCGAACTGCCGGGCTTGCAACTTTTCTATTCACTCCATATCCGCTAACGGCACGGTCCAGATACTCTCCGACCGCTGTGTCCGGGAAAACAAGGTCAACAAAGTTACTCAGCTGAAAATACTGATCTGCCAGAAAATACGCCGCCGGGGCAAGGGCATCATAAATCACACTGCCCTCTCGTTTGTCCACATCGTTAGAGACACGATTGAGCATACCTTGAAGGATATTTTCATACGTCTTATCTTCAAACATTCACCTCAACTCCTTCCCGTAACTGACCAAATATGCTCGACACATCAAAAGAACATACGCAGGTGATTCCCTTAAACTCAAACAAAAAGCCAGACACATCGCTGATCCTGTCGTCCTGCAGCAGTGTCTCCCGGATCATCCGCTGCATCTCAGCCCGAATATACTCCGGATCCTGTCCGATCAGGTCCCGCCAGTTCACTCCATAATTGAAGCTGTAGATCGGATATTCAAACTGCTGCGTCGAGAGTCGTTTCCGGATTGCCTGCCCCAGTGCCTCCAGATCATTTACCATTCCACGAATACAGGTGCCTGAGTCGTTGTAGCTCCGATTTGAAAATGTCTGTTTCTGAATTCTGGTATCTGTTGTCAAAGCCATTACTTCAGCGCCTCCTCTTTTATTTCCTCCTTGAAGGCCAGACGCCGTTCAATGATCTCCAATACGTAAAATTCCTCCCAACCGGTTCCCGCAATCATGCGGACCTTATCTCCTGTCCTCAGCTGCGCTTTCATGTTTCCAGAAAGCTGTGCCGCTGGGATCTTGAACTTCTCATTCACCCGAACCCCGGATCCGTCATAGGTACCCACAATTATCGCGGGTAGTTTCTGATTGTTCAGAAATGCACTCATCACTTTCTTCAGTTCTTCCGTCAGCATCATTGGGCGATCACCTCCAGTTCCATTGTGTGCGTCGGCAAATATTTGTGTGTTACTTCTTTTACGATCACACGCCGGTCCAGTTCGATATCTGCAATGCTGCCATAAATACTGCATCCAGCTCTCACAGAATGATCCCCGATACAGGACAGCTTTATCGTTTCTTTCTCATGGTTATATAGCTGTAGAAGCTTCTTCGCCTTCTCCTGAAGCTTTCCCGCGTCAGCGCTCTTATCCGAAACATGCTCATAATACTGCAGGTTTCCATATCGATTTACTGAATCCTGATCTGCAGCCTGAGTGGTCTGCGCCTTTCCGTTCTTCTCATCCATCCAGGAGATCTTCACCACATTGTAAAATTCATCATCGATGGACTTCTCCCAGCTGTATCCATATGCTAGGGAATCATCACCAAGTACCAAAGGGAGCTGAAGGTCCCGGAGGTTATCCAACCGGATTTTTCCGTAAACGTCCGCCAAACGATACCATTCTCCCTGCGGATTATCCGCAGTTTTTGTATTAAGAAGGGTATCTCCGATCAGTCCATAGATCACATCAATCCATGTGTCTTGGTACTTTACTTTATCCTTTGGAACTTTGTATGAAATTCCTGTCGGCATATCCCCGGCCGTTAGATTCAGATATCTGCACATCGACTGAGTAACGGATACCACATCGTCCTGTCCGCCTTTTAATGGAATGATATCTTTAGACTTTCCGCGTCGTAACTGATCATACGCCTTTACTTTCACCCGCCGGTCTTCACCCATACTGACACGGAATACTTCTCCGAAAAAGATGCCATCCTTCTCACTGGTATTAGTGAGTCGGACGACATCTCCATTTTTGATCATCAGTTCTCCGTCATACAGGTATGTAAATTCCAGGACGGAAGCGCCAGAATTCAATTTGTCCTGCCAGCTAAGCTCCGAGCACATTTCTGATATTTCATAGATCACACCATTATTTTCCACGCATAGCTGCATAACGTCCTCCTCATGATGGAATCGTGAATACCTGCCCCGGATAAATCAAATTTGGATTTTTGATCTTATCCGCGTTCGCACTTACGATTTTCGAATACTGTGCCCCATTCCCATAGAACTGTTTTGCGATCTTCCAGAGGGAATCTCCTTTCTGCACAGTATATGTCTTTCCTTCCTCCACTGCCGGGTTCGTTGGCTGCGGTGTCTCTGGCTGGGCCACCGTCGCTACCGGTGTCACAACCGCGCGGTATTTCTTTGACGGTTTCCGATACTGAAGGAACGAGAGGGCAAGATATTTATCCCCCTCTTCTCCCGATTTTTCCAAAATTTCACAGGATTCCACCAGCACCATCACCGACTCATCATCCGTCATGCCATTGGAATAAATGAGCCGGACCGGCGTTTTCTCTTTTTGTGCCTTCGTGAGCATTCGAATGTACCAGTCCGGATCCGCGCGGCTGCCCGGTTCCATATAGTGCATCTCATGGTGCGGAAGTTCACATTCGAAGTTATACTCATTCAATGCCTGGTAAGTTGGAACGCTTACCTGTCCGCTGCCGAGCACCTGGTATTTCTCAATATTCAGCTTCTGTTTCTTCTTGATTTCTTCCGGGTTCACCGGAAGCTTATACCGTTTACTCTTGTATTTGATGTACACGCTGTAGCTCATCAGTATAATCCCTCCGGTGCTGTTTCCAGTTCATCTCTGAGGATCTGAGCGATTGCCGGTCCGATCTGTTCGTAATCCGTTTCCTTGTGAATATCCCCGGTAAATGTGATTGCGATGTTCGGCGCCAGTGTATTCTGGGCGATTCTCGCAACATAGTCACGTTCTGCAAGTTCCTTCAGATAGCTAATATCCTCATCTTCCAACGACGCCTTGATGCTGCCATTCTTTTCAGTTCCCTTTACGACAGCCGGATCCCCGACGGTTCCGATCGAAGATCCGACACCGCCATTAAAGAAATCGGTTGCTTTACCAGCTGCGTTGGATCCCCAGCTGTAGCCTTTATTATAAGCATTTTGTGCCCATCCCTTTTTCCAGGTATCGAATGTATTAAGTCCCTTATTAAAAGCGACGCCTACGTCCTCGTAGGATCCTTTTTCCGATGCATATTGCTGTGCCTTTGCCCGATAGGTGTCAGCCTTTCCAGATAAACCCGCAACATCAATATTTACAAACGGAAGGGCATTGAGCTTCTCGGCAATTCCTCCAATCACCTCTGTCGCCGTCGCCAGCAGATTGTAAAAGGACGATTGAACATTACGAATTGAATTGCCGAATGCTGTTTTGATATTAAACGCAACAGCCCGTCCACCATTTGCTATTGCAAGGAACACATTCGCCGCTGACAAGCCTAAATTCACAACAAATTGTGCAGCTACAGAAAATCCTCCACAGATAATTCCCGTTGCGCTAACCGAAGCACCAGTAATTTTATTAAACGCTGCCACGCCGGCGTACAGGACTGCAATCAAACCGATGACTCCAATCATCATGAGCCCTGCCGGATTCATCGTGCACAATGCATTCCACACCGCTGTCGCCGCATTCAATACCCACTGGGCTGCCGCCGCTCCATAGGTAAACGATGCGTACACTGCCAGCGCCGCACCTAATCCCAAGAGCAGCGGTCCGATGATCGACATGTTATTCGCCAGCCAGCTGACTACCGTCAAGAACGGAGCTGATCCTTTCTGGATCATGTTCATGGCGCTTGTCCAGACCTGTGCCCAGGTCATCGGCATAGAATTAAACTTCCGGTCGATCTCATCCATCGCCGCAAGCTGGGCATTTTTTACCATCTCTGCCGACAGCATGCCTTTCTCGGCATACTTCTTGATGGAGCCTTCCGCCCATCCCATGTATTTTTCGATATTTCTGGCAATGCTCGGCGCTGCTTCCAGAACGGAATTCAGCTCATCGCCCCGAAGTGCGCCGGATCCCATCGCCTGGGTTAACTGGACCATGGCTCCTGCCGCAGCTCCGGCTTCTGTTCCACCGATTACAAACTGCTTATTGATCGACTCAACGAAGGCAATCAGCTCATCCTGGTTTTTAAAGGCGTTGCTGGCATTTAAGCCCAGGCTGGCAATTCCGTTCGCTGTACTCTCAAAAGATGCCCTGGAACGCTGCGCGGAGGCGTAGACCTTATTCTGGAAACTCGGGTCGATAACATTCCCGGAATCATCCGTATTCACAAGGTTCAGCCTGGTATTTGCATTTGCATATGCATCAGAAGCAGAACCAAGCATTTTTCCAACATCGACAGCAGTTTTTACAGCGAAGACACCCGCCAGAGCTTTGGCAACTCGATCAGCAGTCTTCTTTGTCCGCTCCATCTCATCGCCAAGACCTTTCATCTTCGTCTTGGTCTTGTCGGCACCCGCGCCTGCTCCGCTTAATCCTACCCCAGCCTTTGTTCCTGATTTTCCTACCTTATTAAGTCCTGTACTGACTTTATCGGCCGCCGTACTCGCCTTTTCAATCGATGCTGCCGCCCGGTCGGAGGCCTGCATGATTTTCGAGATTCGCGATGAATATCGATCCTGCAACTCAAACACTGCTCTCAATACTCCCATGTGGTTCCTCCTTCCCTAATGCTTATTCGCAGCTCTCTTCTCCGACTCAATTCGAAGTTCAATACTTGCTAATACAATTGCTTTCTCCCTGATCGGCATCGTTGCCAGTGTTTCAGGGAGAATATGCAGTTTCTGCAGGGCATAATGAGCCAGACAAAATTCCAGATCATTATGCCTTATGCGTTTTTTGCTTCATCCTTCAAATCGTCGAAATTCTCCAGACCAGATAGCGTCTGAACCTCATCGATCAGGCGATCATATTCATTTGTGTAAAGCATCTTTTTGAGGAGCGAGACCTCCCCTATTACGCCATAAGTTTTCTGGAGCTCTGCATTCTTCAGATCCGGGAATACCACCGCGGCTGCCGTTGTCTCTGCCACATACTTTACACGGTCAAATGTCTGGTTTCCTTTCTTATCCGTCTTGATGCAGCCTCTCTGGATCGCATCACAGATATCCTGTGTCAGCGGTCTGATCACAAAAGGAAGAGGATCCCCTCCTTTTGTTTTAAAACGGCTGGATACGATAATCTCTTTATCCGGAGTTATTTCCGGATGTAAAAAGCCATATAAATCCATTTCTTTCATATCTGCCATAGTCTTCTCTCCTTATCTAAAATTCTCCGGTAACTGGAACGCCTCAAGGCAGTCACAGTCATCGAATGTAAAATCAGAATCAAATGTGATCGGGTCCTCGCTGTCGTCTTCCAGGTATGCGACCGGGACTGTCTTTAAGATCACATGGAACAGCGTCACTGTCTGCCGGCCCACCGTTGACTGCGGATCTTCATTCAGGAACTGCAGGGTGGATGCTGGGTAAACGCCATTCTTTTTGTATCCGAGAAACTCTTTTAATGCATCCGAATTCATGAAGTAAAATGTGCCGGATCCCTCTCCGGTTGCTCCAACAACTTTATGCTGCTTCATACGGTGCCCGAGAAGCTTTTTCTCTGCAACAGTCAGTGTGACATGCGCATCGATCTTCGAAATCTCAAACATTTCACGGTTCTGTCCGCTACGGGTGATAAAGCCTTTTCCTTCAGATCCACCGAGGGTATCACTGAGCTGTGTATAATTTGCCATCTGGCTCCCTCCTTACGTCAGATTTACTGTGATGTAGGCAATCTCCATGCTGCCAACAAGCTGAACTGCAACGGTTACTACCACAGCGTTGATCGCCGTTCCGGCTTCTACTGTGATGTCATCTGCACTGAAATTCTGAATCGCACCACGGCGTTCCAGATCAGCGAAATACTCAACCAGGGCGCTCTTGAAAATAGATCGTCCTTCCTCGTTATTGTTGTACTTACCTTTGATGTTGGAATCCCAGACCGTTCCGATGTCCTCCCGGATTCCGCACGCAGTACGTACAGACCGGTTCTGCTTCATGATGTCACCGAGGGTCTGTGTCGTGCTTGTCAGCGAGTTTACATCTGCCACGACCGTGACATTCTGGGACTTGTCCACAGTAAGGATCAGCTTTCCTGCCTTGATCGCCGTCTCCATCTCCGTCTTTGTCATTCTTGGTGTTACATCGATCGCGCCGACAAACTTTCTTGCGGTATTGGATTCCGTGATCTTTGCCCCGGCCGTTACACCGCCGATCCATGCACCTGTTTCTGCTGCAGTCAGTGTGGATCCATCTGAAAGCGTTACTCCCTGTACGTTGTTGATCACATACTGGCTGTCTGCAACATAATTGGTCAAAACCGCCGTAATGTTCTTACCTTCCTCTTCCTGCATTGCCTTAACCCAGTTTGCGATCATCTGCTGAGCGGTTGATGCAGATGTTGTGGACTTCAAATACGGATACACGATCACGTTTGCGTCTTCCGTCTTTAACTTTGCAAGCATCGCTTCCACATGATCATCCGTATGATTTGGCGGAAGCTTATATAAAAGCACCGTCTTGGCTCCCAGAAGTGCCAAATTTGCCAGTTTCTTATCTGCAGCAGTAGCATTCTCCGGATAATTTGCCTCCGTCGCTGTGATGCGATAGATAGCACCATCATCTCCCACGGACAGTTCCTGTGCCAGCGTCACAGTTCCCCGGTCTCCGGCCGTGATGCTCAACGGTGTATTGGTAACAAGGTTGATGTACGCTGCCGGAATGACCTTATTCTGGCTTTCCCATATTCCTGCCATCTTTTTCCTCCGTTTCTATATTTGTGTTCATTTCTTCCATCTTCGGGATCTCTTTCTTCTCGTATTCGGTGTAGGTCACATCGAACAACAGATGAAGAACATCATCCACGATAGATGCATTTTTGTTCCTGACATAAAAAGAGATGCCGTCGGCGCTTACCACATCAAAACGCCGGAGCATCTTCTGTTTTACTTTTTCACATTCTTTTCTGCGGTTTTCGCTTTCATCACCAGGGAAATACTGAACATCAAAGTTCTGTTTGATCCGCTGTCTTTCTGACAGACGCCGGTTTGCCGTCGTTTCCGTAATCTCTACCAGGATACACGGAAATTCCATATTCTGTGGAATGTTATCCCGGTAAATCTTCTTAAGCTCCGGCACAGATGAGCGGCATTCCGCGGCAATCGCTTTATATAGACTCTCAACCATCGTGTTCCCTCCTGACCCGTTCGATCTCTGCTTTGAAAAGTCCCATCAGCCGCCTGTCGATATAGGAAATACCTTTCTCCAGCATATGGTTTCCCGGAACAAATCCTGTTGTCTTTCCCGATCGGCTTACAACTCTGTGCCCATAGTTTACAAACTCAGAATAGTCCGCCACATTGACCAGAACTTTCTTTACCCCAGAAGGACCTTTTACCGCAGGAGCCGACCGCCAGGACTTTCTCAAATGTCCGGTTCGTACTGGTGTATTCTTTTTGATGTCCCGTACCCCTTCGTTCACTGCCTGGTTTAAGAGCTTGATATCGATTTCCGAGAGATCACCCATCTCTGCTTCCAGATCTTTCCGAAACGCATCCAGCGCCGCCTTATTTCTTCGATAATTGGAACTGCTCACGCCTTCTCATCCCTCTCTACCCGGCACTGGTACTGGAAACTATAAGGATGTGCTTCTCCAACCCGAAGTTTTACCTTCTGTCCGTTGTACAGCGTGACCACCACTTTGTCACCTTCCCGGATATCTGTTTCCAGTCCGCAGAAGAGCTGATTAGCCGCCTGCAGGAAAGGCACCGGGCTTCCTGCGGCTCCCTGGTTTGAAATGCTGTACCGGCACTTTACGCTTGATGCCACCAGGCTCTCGCCGGACGCGTCGAAACCGGCGTCATCCTTTTTGTCCTGATACCGATACACATCCATAACCGAATCATACATCACTTCATAAGGGTTAAACATGTCCTCTCAACCTCCTGTAACGCCGCAGTACCGCTTTATCAGCATCTGACAAACCGTATATGCCCTCACGGCTGTTACTGCCACCCATGGCGTAGGTAATGCTTCCATCGCCCTCTTTAATGCTGGCAATGTCCTGCTGATAACCAGTTCCTTTCACTGCTTCATAATCCATCGCATCTTTCACCTTCTTGCGAATAAAAGGTTCCAAACGTTCCGGAAGTTTCTCCTGGTCCAGATTGCAGTAATCGCAGACTTCGAGGATGACATCGGAGATGCTAAGATCCCGTGTGTCATCCTTGATTTTCAGATTACTCTTCACTTTCTCTAACATCTCCGAAAATGTCATAACGCCTCCTATCCCAGTTTGTGCTTGAATGCCACGATACGGATCTGCTTCGGCTCATAGACCGGTTTCCAGTTTTTCGGGTTTGCCACCTCAGTTCTGGACGGACCCTCGGTCTTTGCCACCTCAGCATTCTGCCATGCGATTCCTCTCGGATGCAGGATCATGGTCTTACGGTTGATCAGATAATCGACACCGGAACCCTTGCGCTTTGCACGATCGGTCTCAGTCGGTACGAATCCAACAGGATGACCATTTCCAAGTGCTACAGCCCCGTTACCGAAGAGATACGTCGTGTAGATACCGTCAGATACCGGACAGCCATCATCGACGATAACGCGTTTTCCCTGATACAGACCGAATGCAACGTCATTGGACGGCTGCACGGTCTCGATCAGATTCTGTTTTTTCAGATATGCTTCTGTTGCAGAGTGCATGCAAACACCGGTCAACTGCGCCTTCGCATCACCTAACTTCTGTTCCGCATCAATAAACGCAGCTCCGGACCAGTTCGCCTTCGTTCCGCTTAATCCGGAAATGTCCAGGATGTTGCTTTCAAGCCTGGTCTCTGCCGGCGGAGTTCCGGATCCACCGGCCGGCACAGTTCCAAATACACCACCGAGGATGGCAATTAACTCCTTCTGCATGTCACGTTCCCAGAAGCGTGCCACAAGAGTACCTATTGCCCGCATCGGATCCGCTCCGGCCAGTGCTGCGGATAAATCTGTCGCGGACCACATCTTTGCACGGCGGAGAATTGCTGCCACATCCTTGTTTGATGTGATCTTATTATCTTCAAGATCTGCTCCCTCGATCACCTGCTCAGATTCTCCTGTCAGATCCTCAAAAAACGGCATGTTAACGGTCGGCGCCGCCTGGGATGCCAAAGCATCGAACTCTGAGTTATTCGCAATGATGCCACTCTGCACCAGCGCAGACAGCTCCATTGTCCGATTGAGCACATACGGGTTAAAAAGTTCCGGGACAATTACGTCCTGTAAGGTTGTTCCTGGCATTTAAAATTCCTCTCTTTCTTAAAGTTTTACTCCGGCCGCAGCTGCCAGCTGTCTGGCCTGCTCCGGATTCTGTTTGAACAGGCGTCCCTGCTCTGTCAGGTTGTATGTTTCTTTTGCAAACGGATTATTTCCTGGAGGATTTCCGCCTCCTGCCGGATTATAGCCACCAGTTCCGCCAGCATTCTTAAACAGGTGCGGAGAAGCTTCTCTCATCGGTTTGAGAACATCATCCAGACCGATGACTTTGCCATCCTGATCGAATGTGAACTTATCCAGGCCGCCCTGCTTGTAAATGATGTAATCCGCATCTACGGCGCCGGCTTCCTTCAGCTTGTCCTTTAAGGCATATTCTTTTTTGGTATTCGCCGCTGCTGTTTTAAGTCCTGCTACTTCGACTTCATAGTCCTTGACCTTCTTCTGCAGATCTGCGTTGTCCGCATTATTTTTCTTAAGGTCCTTGATCGTGTCGTTGGCTGTTCCCAGTTCTTTCACCTTGTCATTGTAGTCCTGCTTCGGTACTGCATGCTTCGGGAACTCCGCATTGATTTCCTTCATAGTGGCATCAACGTCCAGCTTCCCGTCGGTGATCACTGCCTTCTCTAAAATTGTCTTTAACCATTCCATCGTGCTTACCTCCATAGATTTTTATTCCCGCTCTCCGGGTATTGGGATCGTCCGGTTATACTCCCGGCAGAGTAGCGCCCAGTTTTATGCCTTATGACAGGGCATAAAAATAACACGCCTTTTAAGCGTGTCTAAACCTCTACTGTTGATTCTGTGAAACCAATGACTGTGCCCTTTCGGACTGCTCCTTTTGTCCCGTCTTCAAAGACAAACTCAATAAAGTCCTGATCCTTTACAAAATCCTCTCTCATAATGATTTCCATTGCTGCATAGCTGAGCTTTACGCCGTAGAAGGATGCTCCGGTACAAAAAATATCAATCATACCGTCCCTTCTCTTTCCCGCATAATGTTCAGCGCATCACATATCCGCCATATGAACCGGAATCCCGGCTCCAATGCTTGCGGTAGTAGTGGCTACATCGGTGCTGTCTGATCCATCTGATCCACTTGAAAAATCCTATTGTAATCACCTCCCTGTTTGTTGCGACGTCGCAATTAAAAGAGCGCCCCTCTGTTGAAGGACGCCTCTAATTCTTATCTTAAAATATTACACTTCTTTCCAAAGCATTGTTGCTTCTATAAATCCACCTTTAAAAGCTGCAGATTTTTCTAATTCGACACATTCCATTACAAGATCATCTATTTCGCTGGACTTTTTCGGACCGATCATTTCTGTCAATGTATCCGAAAGCTTTTTATATGCGTTGCTTAATTCTGCGCTGTCTGCATGATTCTCGGCCCAATCATAATACATATTCTGAATCTGACTCATAACTATGCCACCTCCCCGTAAACAACCTTGCATTTATTGCTGTTGCCATTGGAAAGTTCCAGCTTAATTACGGTCGGGTAATCATTCTCGATCAGCCATTCTCTGACCTTTTCCAGGACGCTGCCTTTATACTGGACCGTGACGCCGTCATGCCCATTTCGGCTGTATGCAGTTCTCACAATCTCGTCTGTGAAGAGATCCAGTTTCTGGATGATTGCGCTGACAGCCTTATCATGCGGTCTGCCATTCTCCGAATATATTCCCAGATTCTTTGCGATACTGGTACAGTCCCAAAGCTCCGGAACATCAGAAATCAATTTTGTCTTTACCGGATAGCCGGAGTCAGAATAGATCCGCACCACTTCGGCGGCTATGTACTTGGAATCCACACCGGCGTCATGCAGGGCTTCCTTGATGTTCTTTACCATCATGTTTACGGAAGGCAGTTTCTCTTTCTTTGGCTTGTCCTGTTTTGGCATCTCGTAAGAGCCGGTCTTACGGAGAGTCGGGAGAACCTCATCTGCGATCCAGTCTGTGAAAGCTTCTGCATTTGGCTTGTGGCTCTTGAATACCAGCTTATACACACCGCTTTCAGTGAGGAAGTTCTCACCTGCATTATTCAGTTTTCGGATGTCAACTTTACTGACATCCGAATTTTTCACTTTAATTACCTGCTTTCCATTCATTTTGGCTACTGCCATTCTCACTGCACTTTCACCCAGTTCTAAACAAGCACCTACATGATACGGGTTAAATAATACCTGTCCATTCAGTTCAAATACTTCTACATCGTGTCCTTCAAAGACCATTAAATTCTGCATTGCAAATTCCTCCTTGCAATTTCTGACGGAATCCCTTACAATACAAGGTGATTCCTGGGTTTACAGGTTTCGCTTTTGAGCAATCACGTAGGTCGCCAAACTCAGCGTGACTGCTCTTTTTTGTTGTCTAAATCCTTTTGGATAAGGTCCGTAACATACTGCTTTATAGATTTATCTTGTCGAATTGCTTCCAGACGCATCTGCTTGTGGAGTTCTTCATTTACTTGGAAGTTGATAATTTTCATATTTACTCACCCCATTTCATCTCATATTTGACTTTAATTTTTTATTTTTTTCCCATAAATGGGATATGTGTATCATATCACTACTTATTTTCATCGTCAACCCATATATGGGATAATTTTATGCTTTCTATTGCAAAAATGGTTCCCATATATTACAATTAGCATATAGAAAGTAGGTGAATATATGGCCACCCGAAGAAATTTAGATTATGATGACCCTTTCGTTGCAAGATTACGGAATTTGCGAAAAGAACATAACTATAGTTTCAAAGAGCTTCAGTCTTTAACTGGTATTAGCAGTTCATCCCTCCAACGTTATGAAAAAGGCATTGGCGCTAATCTTCCACTTAACAAATTATATCTTATTGCCCAGGCATATAATGTATCCATATCATATCTCATGGGATACGATAGTAAAGATCTACCACGTGATCAATATGAAGTTATTATTCCTTTATTAGATCATGAGGGCTTTAAAATAACGTATCACAATGAAACCGAAACGTTTACATTGGATTCGGAAAATAATAGCATTCCAATTGAAATTGAACAAATCAAAGAACTATCAACTGCTGTCCAATCTTATTTTAAGTTTAAATTCTTCGAAATCATCAAGCCGCCTACTACCAAATAGGCGGCTTTTTCTATGAGTTTAAAAATACCACCAGCCTATTGACCGGTGGTTGATTTCATTATCTTCCAATGCGTTGTTTTCCCTGACCTGGCGGAGTTTTGTAAACCTCTTCTATAAGACCATGTTCAATGTCTCCACCAACGTATCCTTTTCCATACAGCATATTCAAATGTTCCAACACTTCTTTGTCCCTAACAAGACTTCGGAATTTTTCTCTCTGAGGTTCATACTCTTCATATGTTTTGATTTGCAGAAGTTCTTCTTTTAGACTCATTTTAACACCCTCTCAATAAAATCATAGATTTCCTGATGTCCATTTAATTGCTTCTTTTGATACAGTCTAAATGGCTCCGAAATAGTTTCAAGCATCCGTTCAGTTTTTATGCTTCCATCTGCATTTATTGCTTCTGAAAGCGAATTTACATATATGCGCCCCTGATACTCACTTACAAAGCGATCCCCCTGAACGATAAAAACTGTCTGCGGTTGTCCTGAAGTGTTGTAATACGTTTCCTGAGTGATATCTGCATCCGTAAGTCCCTCTACCAGATATTGTTTATACGCCTCAACATCCGCCGGATGCATCATCCTATGTTCAATCAGATGTCCAAACTCGTGATAGATATCTTCCTTTTCCGCATTTGATGCAGCATAAATAATACCATTCTCATAGTCACAGGCGCTCCCTGGATTTCCAAGATCAACCGTTATATCCGCCATAATCCGCTGCACCTTTGAAGGCAATGTAACATACGCTTCTACAACTGTTTTCCTATCCTCACGAACCTCTCCACTGCTCTTTTGTGATCTGAACTTTATATCTACAATATTATCATTTGTAGGAGGTGATTTCAATTCCGCATGTGAATCTTCTTCCAGTAACCGTTTCTTCCACTCTTCATACGTCATATCCGCCGGAACAGATATGTTCTTCCCCGCTGCATCACGCGCGATCCTCGTTCGCCCTTCTGTTGGCATATCCGGATAATACGGAACGTCTGTGCAGCGACAGCACGGATGGAACGGCGGCATGTTCTTTCCTGCCACCGCTTCCGAAACAAAATAGATCTTCCCATCCAGCTTCCCGCACACGCCGCAGGTCTTACTGTCCAGCGTGGCCAGAATCTCATATTGCTCCACGCCGTCCTCTTTATACCCGGCGTGAGTTGCCTCACTCATCAGGAATGAGCTCTCCGTGTGCAGGAGCCGGTACGCATCCGCCTTCTTTGACTGCATCTTCTTAGCGAACTCTCCGGCCAGATTCTGCGGGGATGCTCCTTGGACCATCATAGTTGTAAGCGATTCCATGAGCTGAGACTGCAGGTGGTCTTTCTGCTTCCAGAGCCTGGATGAGAAGTTGGCACCATTGAATGGATATTTGATCAGCTGCTCAAACGTCCTCGGCTCAATCTGGGCGAACTCGGCATGAAAGCCATGGTACTGATCGATGTTATACCAGGTTCGGTAATAGGTATCGCCGTACACCTCCTGCATCGTCCGTGTCCCTTCTGCCTCATACTCCACAGCATACAGTTCCCGGAGGATCGCGTCCACCTGCGCTTCCAATGCCTGATAGCGAGTCATCCGGGCCTTGATGGACATGTTGTTGACATCCTGGTTATATTTCCCGATGTTGTTCATTGCCTTCTCAACGAAGTCCTTCAATTCTCCCAGTTCCGCTTTATCGAGCCGTTTCTGGGCTTCTGAATACGTCAGCCCATTCTCCTTCGCATATCGCCAGTAAAAGCTCTCCACGGTCTTCTGAAGCTCCCGTTTCGCCTGATTAAATGCTTTTTCCAGTCGCATGAAATACTGATTTACCTGCATCTCTCCGGCCTTGTATGCTTCTTCCTGGCGTTTCTCCCAGTAGGACATCACGCATCACCGCCTTCATCACCCGATGCACCTTCTTTCGGGAACATGTCCGAGATATCTGCCGCTGAGCTTTCTTCCTGTTCCTTCAAGAGATCCATTTCCTTCTCAGGATCATCTACCCACGGGTGGTGGCTGACGATCGTCTCATCAGAGATAATTCCTTTGCTCTGAGATGCGATCTGGGATAACTCCTGATCATTCTTTACACTGGTCCTCGTCCAGGTCTGTACGATCGTACCGTCTTTGATCTTGATCTCCTGAAGCCGGCAGATGCAGCGGATGAACCGTCCGAAGCCTAAACGGAACTCCGTTTCCTGTAAGCCGGCTTTCTGCTCCAGAAGGGAGTACAGGAACTGCAGCGCAACTCCGGAACTGTTTCCGAAGTTCTGCGGATCCGGATCAATACCCATGCCCTGTTCGAAAATACATTTTCTTGTAATCTCCAGAAGCTTTTCTCTGGCTTCTACCGGCAGTTCGATTGTTAATGTTGAAACGCCGGAATGATCCCCATCTCCGTCGCTCTCGATCTGGATTGCTTTGTAATCCTTGAGATCACGGAGAAACTGCCCCAGATCCTCACCGCCATAATTGGTCAGAACGAAAATCACTTCCTGAATGTCTTCCAGATCATTTACAAAACCACTGAACACCTTACAGTAAGTATCAATCAGCGGCTTGATGTTCTTCAGATCGTCTGTGTCGATGTTATTGTTAAAGAATGGGAAGAATGGTACCTCCCCGACTCCGTGCTGATAGCAATCCGAATATTCGCACAGTTCCGGATCAACTAGGAACATCTGATACGGAATCAGCTGATCCAGCTCGTCTCCCGCTTTCAGCCGGTATGCCGTGCATTCTTTATCGTTCCAGTACTCGTAAACGGTATACCTGTCACCGGTTTCCTCATCGATGCTCTGATAACTCCGGAACACGCCAGAAAGCTCCTTTTCCAAATCACTCGTCCATACCGGAATGATCTGTTCTGCCGGAACTACCGCATACTTCCATGCACCTTTTCCATCCTTCCAGACATGCAGCCATGCGACCGTACAGTTTGATGCCTCAATGCACAGGTCTTTACACACTTTCGGATATTTATCCCCAAGAAACTGCGTCAGCTTCTTATTCGACTTTTTCTTTCCCAGGTCGAAGATCGGCGGCGCCGCAAACATGTACGATGCCTTCTGGTTGACCAACAGACCGTGGAAGTTAAATGGAATCCGGTTGTCTGCGTTCCGCAGTGGCTTCTCTTTTTTCTCCTGCTCCTCCTTCTGCGGTGGGAACATAATATCTGTCTCGTTCCGGTAGTATGCCTTCGCCTTCTCGGCCCGCATCACAAAGTCCGTATGCCCCGGATGATACTTCCGGATCAGTTTCTTTATCACTTCAATATCCATTTCCATCGCCTCACTTTAAAATCTTCATGCCGCCAGCGCCGCGGATGATCGTATAACAAAAATAGCGAAGAGCATCCAGTGCGTGATCATGCTCCTTCACCGGCTTATCCTCGCCGCGATCCCCTGCCTTTGCGTCCCAAATGTAGGAAGCAAATTCCTTCAGCAGGTTCTCGCAAGATATGTCAATAAAAATGGAACCCGCCAGCAGCTGAGTCGCCACAAAACGGATTCCATCCAGAACATCATTTTTCGCTTTCTTTACTTTGTACCCATGTTTTTCCAACTGTGCCTTGAAAGACGCAGCCGCCGGATCCAGAATCACTGCCCGGATCTTTTCGCCGGCAAGCCACGCCGTCAGATCGTCAGCAAATTCTTTATCTGTCTTCTGCTGCCCTTTATCACGGCCCGAATAGTAATATTCCCTGCGGCAGTACCACTTGTTATCAGCGCCCTTGCTCCACAGCAGGAACGCCGTCGGGTTCTGGGTACCATAGTCACAGCTGACATATTTGTCGCCGATCCAGAACTCCCGTCCGGTTTTCTTCCGGTATTCCGCCGCAATAGCTTCTGCGTCCACCACATTTCTGTCCGGATCAAACATGTCATAGATGATCCCTTCAGCCATCGCCCAGAGTCCTTCGATGTAACGCTTAAAGAACACGCCGCTGTACATGCTGCGATATCTGGCTTTGATCGCTTCTGAAAGGCTAAGGTTATCATCCATCGTAAAATGCACATACAGGAGCTTCTTAAGATTCAGCTCTGTGCCCTTCGCGGCGGCTTCTTCCTGCAGTCTGGCTGCTTTCTTCTTTCCGAGGTATCCGATCGCCTTGTCGATCCAATTGACCTTGAACCAATGATATGGTCCGTCCGGGTTGCAGTTAAACCAGTACTTGGATCCTGTCACCGAGCAACGTCCTGTCGCCTGGTTAACGAAGCTCTCCGGCATCAGCGCAACCTCATCGCAGAATACCCCTGCCAGAGTGATACCCTGGATCAGGTCCTGGCTGCGTTCGTCCTTACCACCGAAGATGTAAAAGTAGTTCGTGACATTCTTTCGAGTGATTTCAACCAGATTATCGGCCCGATGATCCGCAACCTTGTACCCTCGGCTCTTGAGCATCAGCTTCAGCCAGAATAGAACGTTTCTTCGGAAGGAACCGATCGTCTTGCCACACATGGCGAAGTTCTGACCGCTGAAGTTCTCCATCGCCCAAAACACGAAGGACAGCGACATACAAACTGTTTTTCCCGATCGGATCGCACCGTCCGCAATAATGCCATCATAATCTTTCACAGGGCTCCCCGGCATCCACCAGGTAAGAACCTGCTTCTGTCTTCTGGAAAACGGCTGGAACTTGAATATCTGAACCTTCGTCAGAATCCCTCTCTGTGACTTCATCTTCTGAAGCTTGTCACGCATATCGGCGATATGATCCTTAATCTCCATCGACATCACCCCAAAGCGTATTAGACTCTGCATTCAGAGCATCCAAGAATCCGTCATCTTCAATCTCCTGCTCCTGGCCGCCGAGTTTCAGCGCCGCCAGATCAAGCTTCATCATCTCGATCTCCAGACGTGCATCGTCCACGCCGTACCGATGCAGCGCGTCGATCGCAGCCTGCTTTCTTGCCTGGACACGCGTCAGAGCATTTTCGATGTTCTGAATCTGCCCCAGCTTTCCCTGGTATTCACGAAGATCGGTATCTTTGTCCTTTTCGATTCCTGTCTTCCGGCTCACAACGGTCATCCCCGTCTCATCTCCGGAGACCTCCTCAGAATCATCCGGAGACTGCCTCAAAAGGTCGATCCGCTTCAGCATCCGGCGTTCCCGAACGGTCAGGAGCTGGATCTCCTGCATGAGCAGCGTCTCTTTATCTTTCGGAACTGCCTGTGCCAGCCGCCGCTCCTCCGGTTCCAGACAATCAAAAAGGAGAGTCTCAAACTCTCCCGTAGTAACTGCTTTCTTATTCCCAGGCGGACCACCAGAGCTGTTCTTGTTCCCCGGCTGCGCGCCGCGCTTTCGTTTTTCCGAACGTTCGCTTTTCTTATCCGAGCGTTCGTTTTCCCACTTATGTGTGGACTTCCATCGGCGGACCGTTCCCTCCGGCAGATTTAGTTGACTTGCAATCTCAACTAATTTCATACCTTCCAGGTACATGGTCTTCGCCTTTTCAATTCTCGGATCCGGCGCTCTGGCCATGCTCATCACCTCCGATTCGTCGGTTTTGGGTAAAAGAAAAGAGCCACGCGGTGGTGGCCCTGTAATACTCATTCCAATTTCATTATAATATCAATTATACCTCCATAATACTTCACGCTTTCTCTAGCACGACTTATATGTTCCCCCTTTAGTCCATCTCTTCCAGTACATTTATAAACCGGCTTTTTTGCATTTTGCGAATACGGAACCAAACTATGCAAATTCGGAATAGCTCCTAGTTTATAATCATCTCTTTTTACAACTTGGTCTAATGGAGTAAGCTTATCTACGATATTTGTCCTAACAGCTCCATCTACTTGATTGCCAAAAATCTTCCATCCATTAGTCATACCATCTTCATCTTTTGTTCTTAAATTATGTTGTTGTGTAACATACCCCACAAATTTAGGGGCTCCAGTTGGCAATTCATCCATTTCACCTTTCCATTTTATCAGATTTCTATCCCAATCTTCTCTCCATTTAACAAATTTATTTCCTAAATTTTCTGTACCTTTAATCGAAAATAAATCTGGTGAAAGTGGAGTCACAAAATAATCGCAACCTCCTAATACAGCCCTATTCAAAGCACCTAAATTAGGTCCTAAATCATATAAAATATATTCCGCATTGATTTCTTTCGCGGCATAAAGGACATACCGATATATTGCAATTTGTGCTCTTAACGATATTTCCTGATTTGATGCACTTGACCAAGTTTCACCCAGCCTATCTTCAAATATACTTAAATCAATATCTCCTGGCACCAAATACAAATAATCATTTAACGACACTGGTTTTCTTTTTCTATAATCTCCTAAACCTCTTGCTATAAGTTCTATAACTCTATATATACTATTTCCTCGTTCCGACCAACTTTGTCGAATCTGGGGTTCTTCTAGTGCATACGCTGTCAAATTACATTGACTATCGCAGTCAACCATCAGTACAGTTTTTCCAGCATCTGCAAGAATGTTCGCAATATGGTATAGATATGTGGTTTTTCCAACTCCACCCTTATTGTTAAAAATAGCAATACTCTTCATATTTTATCCCCCTTCTTCTTTTATCATACCTCAAATTTCGACAAAAGAAAAGCACCCATCTTTCGACAGGCGCTTTTCATGGGGGATATTATGTATTTAAGGCAAGGCATCTGACCTCAAACCTACGGATTACATTCCGTATCCGTGGAGATGCCCTGCATACCTGGAATGTCTGGGTGGAGAATCCAAAAACCAGGTATTTCAGATGTACTGGATCGCTCCAGCATATAATTTATCCGCTATCTGATATCACGGATTCAGGCATATCGCCTAAAAGACAACCGCCAACATAGCGAGAACAGGATTTGAACCTGCGACCTCCAGGGTATGAACCTGGCGAGCTACCATCTGCTCCATCTCGCAAATCGGAATGGGAGGATTCGAACCTCGATCGCTCCGCAGAGAGTCATCAACTGCGCTGCTTTACCCATTAAGCTACATTCCGATAACTGACGCCCGGCAGGGGTACCAGACGTCACACGCATTTTGGGAAGGTGTTGGAAGCCGCCGGCTGTATGCCCTTGGCTTCAGGTTACACTATAACATTTTGAAAACGAACAATGCGAACAAAACGAACAAACTTTACTTTTCGCCCATAAATCTTAAATATTCCATCCTCACGCTGTCCGCTGTTGCTCGTCTCCCCATCTTAATCGCCACTTCTCCCCATGGCAGCTCCTCAAAGATGCGATACCGGATGATCCGCTGCATCCGCTGCGGAATTGTGAGCATCCATGCCTCCACCCGGCGCTTGATCTCCTCCGCCTTCTGAAGCCGCTCCTGAAGGATTGCTTCCCGCCTATCCAGTTCATCCGGATCCTTCACCACCGGATATGACAGACCCTCGATGTGGAAACTCTTGGCGGTATACGGAAACTCATGCGCCGATCCGGACACCCGGTCCTGCACGATTTTCTTCCGGTTCTTCTTAAGCCTCAGTATATCCGCTTTCGCTTCCTTCACCTGCTCGCAGGCATCTATGTACTGCTTCAGAATCTCCTTGTCCATTGGTACCACCTCCTCGATAACGCGGATCCGGGCAAAGGCTTGTTCCCATGTACGCCGGATGTGCCGCCGACCAGCTGTATCTGCCCTTATCCTCACTCATAGCCGCATATTCCGCATCCTGCTTTTTCTTCTTCATCGCTTTCGCGACTTTCTCATCCCATTTCTGTTTCTCCATCCAGTTTCCTCCTTCAGCAGATCTTCCGCCTCCATACGTTCTCAAAACACTCCGTATGGAAAAACCATTCACTGTTCCTTTTCGTTTTCACATATTCGATTCCGGAGAGATCTCCCTCCTGGGGAAGGATCTCTCCACAGCCCTTGCAGCGGACAGTCTTCTGCCGTTTCATCGCTATTTTTTTCTGCTTGTCCGTCATTTTGCCTCCTCCCGGATCTTACGGATCCGCGCCTTTAATGATTCCATGACCCAGTTCTGAACATCGTCTTTCCGCTGCAGTGCCTGCATCACGTCCTCATCGCGGGTCCCGCTGGATACCAAATGATGGATGATCACCTTTTCCTGCTGGCCCTGGCGGTGTAGTCTCTTATTCGCTTGAGTGTACAACTCATAATTCCAGGTCAAGCCGAACCAGATCACATGGTTTCCGCCTTGCTGCAGATTCAGACCATATGCGCTGCTGGCCGGGTGCGTCAGAAGCACATCGATCTTTCCGGTATTCCAATCGTCTTCGTCCTGTGTGGTCTTCAGTTCCCGCACACGCAGCTGCATCTTTTCCAGGGCTTTTAAGATCCTGGTCCGGTCATGCTGGTAATTGTAAAAGACCAGGGCCGGTTTTCCTCTCAGCGATTCGATCAGCTCCACGAAGGCCTCGATCTTGCAGTTGTGTATTTCATGCACGGTGTGATCCTCGTCATACAGCGCGCCGTTGGCAAGCTGCAGAAGCTTGTTGCTGAGTGCCGCGGCACTGGTTACACTGATGTCTGCCTCATCTTCCGGAAGCTGAAGGACCATGGCGCGTTCCAGATCGTTGTATGCCTTTCTCGCTTTTACATCCAGCTCCACCGGCACCTCGTGGTAGATGATATCCGGAAGCTGCAGATAATCTTCGGCCTTCATGCTGATGCAGATATCCGAGATCCGGTCCAGGATGCTCTCCTCACTTCCAGGCTTTGCCTCGTAGCTGTAAACCATGCCGTCCGCTCCCCGCTTATCCGGCTGGAAGTACCTCTCCCGGAACTGCGTGTATCTCTTCCCGAGGCGTTCGCCGCCATCCAGAAGATACACCTGGCTCCACAGATCATCCAGCCCATTCGGTGACGGGGTTCCCGTCAGCTCCACCAGGCGCTCGATCTTCGTCCCCACGCTGGCAAGCGCCTTAAAGCGTTTCGCGCTGTGGCTTTTAAAACTGCTGGATTCATCCACGACCACCATGTCGAACGGCCAGGCGTTCCGGTAATAATCCACCAGCCATACCACATTTTCCCGGTTGATGATGTAAAGGTCTGCCGGTGTATTTAACGCCCGGATCCGTTTTGCCTGGCTTCCCAGTACCGGGGCCACCCGCAGCATACATGTGTGGTCCCATTTGGCGGCTTCCTTGCTCCAGGTTCCCTCCGCAACTTTCTTAGGTGCAATGACCAGAATCCTGCGTACCTGAAACCGATTGTACTTAAGCTCCTTTACCGCGGTCAGTGTCGTGACCGTCTTGCCAAGTCCCATATCCAGAAACAGACCGATCTTTTTCACTTCCAGGATCCGTTCTATGCAGTGTCGCTGATAATCGTGCGGTTTGAATACCATCCTCCATCACCTCCCTGACAGCCCACATTTCTTTTCGATCCTCGCTGCCACATCCGGATATCCCAAGGATTTGAAGAACCGAACCAGCCCGGACGCTCCGTACACCACCTGAACTTCCTGCCCGAGATCCAGCAGGCGTTTGATCTGCACATCCTGCAGGGCGCTTAAGGTTCCCTTATCCGTCTTCAGTTCCACGAACATCGGCTGCCTTCCTGGAAAGATCACGATCCGGTCCGGCACTCCCGCATTCCCCGGGCTTGTCCATTTGTATGCCCTTCCACCGAGGTGCTTCACCTCTTCGGTCAAAAGTTTCTCAACATCCTTTTCTCTCATGTCATACCTCCAGATACCAGAACCAATTTGCCGTTGCCCCATCTTCATCAAACTGATGATACGTCTTCACGCCTAATTCTTTTCTTGCTGCTTTCAGTTCGGCTTTCGAGTACCCGTGCGCCGCTGCATTTCGTCTCACACCTTCTGCCAGATGTAGACCTCCATCCATGAGTTCCAGTTCCAGCCAATGTTTCGCATTCATCTTCGAGCCCCTTTATATATTTTTATTTATAAAATATTTTGTTTACGTGTGTAACACGTGTATATAACCCTCGTATTATGTACGCCATGTACGTCACGTTATCTATATTTTATTTATTTTTATACTCTATATAGTAAGATTGTAGTTTTGTAGTTATATAGTAGAAATCCTTAGGTTTTATGCGGTTTTAGCGGTTCTACAAAGCCTGCTACATTCTGCCTACATTAAAATTTCAGGCGGCTACAAAACTACAAAGAATCTACAAACTTTTTCGGCACTATGTAGTGGGTCTCACGAACCCCCGCTGCTGTCCATACGGTCCAAAATCCCTCGGGGTTTTGATCCTCTGCCATTTGCCATGCAGCAGGATGTTGTTGATCTCCATGCTATCAGAACGTTTCATATACCTCAGATCGCCGCCAAAGCATTCCACCCAGATCTCCACAGCACACACCCTGTCCCTGAGAACTAGCTCACCTTCCATATGCATGCCGCCCGCAAGGAACATCCGCCGCTTTACCACATCCATTTGGTTCCAGTTAGCCGGCACCGGTTTATTTAAAAAGTCCATGATCAGACCTTCTTTCCCGGACGCTTCCCTGTGGGTTTCCTGCTGTTCTACGGCAGCCTCCTCAAGTTCCTTCGGTAAAAAGAGTTTCTCGCCTGCGGCCCAGTACGCATACGCTTCCGCCCAGATCTGGTCCACCTCTACCGGCAGCTCCTGCCACACGGACTTCTTTGCCGGATGCATTCCCACGTCTACCGGCCAGAAGCGCCGGTTTCCGGTCATATCTTTTAAGAACTCACTGTCATTGGATGTTCCGAAGAACACGCAGCGCCGCGGGTACTTGTCCGTCCTGCGCCCGTATGCCGCCCTGTAAATGTCCTCGGTCTTGCTTAAAAACTGCTTGATCACCTGGGTCTCCTGCTTTGTAAATGCGCTCAGTTCCCCGACCTCGTTGATCCATGTTCCCTGGATCAGCTCCGCAGCTTCTTTTCCTTCGAATGTTGTAAGGGAGTCTGAGAACCATTTTTTCCCTAAGATCGCAAGAAACGTACTTTTTCCGATTCCCTGCGGTCCCGTAAAGATCGGCATATAATCATATTTGATCCCGCCAACGACGGCACGGCCGACAGCGGCGCAGAGTGATTTTCTCATAACAGCCCGGGTATACGGTGTATCTTCGGCGCCAAGATAGTCAGAAAGCAGCGTATCCAGTCTCCGGATCCCGTCCCACTGAAGGTCCTCCAGATAATGCTTTACGTCGTTGATCCGGTTCTGGGCGCTGACAATCATGAGGGCGTGATCCAGCTTCTCCCGCCCTGTAAGCCCGTAGAAGACCTCGACATACCGGTAATACCCGGCGTCATCCACATCCGTCCAGCGGCGTTTCTCATCTCTCTGATCCCACGGCACGCGCCCCAGGACCATTCCACAGCTTGCAAATTCATCGGTCACGATCCTTCCTTTTAGCAAAGGATCATTTTCAAGGACGAGCACGGCGTTATTGATCGTTTTCTCATATCTTCCGTTTCCGTCCTTTGTAAGTTTCGAAAGCCAGGAGAGGTCATAATCTGGTCCCGGCTCCTTCTGCTCCGGGGTCTTGAATGCTTCTTTCGCCTGTTCATACCGTTCCTTCGACAGAAGCTCTGACACCTTCGGATCATCCTGGGCCATGCGGCTCATCATCATAAAGGACGGGTACTTGCTGACCGGGGTTCCTTCCTTTACCTCTCCATCCTTATCCCCGAACATGTGGAGACGGACCAGGTCAAAGGCGTTTACGAGCAG